CAGATACCGGGGATTTACCGTTCTGTTTTGATTTCGCTGATTTTAATTCTCAACATTCCATGGAGGCACTACAAGCAGTCTTGCTGGGTTTCAGGGATGTATGGCAAGATCAAATGACTGACGACCAAAATGAGGCCATGAACTGGGTTATCAATAGCTCAACTCGGCAGTTCGTGCACTACGAAACTGGAGTTTGCAGGCTGAAGAAAACGCTCCTGAGCGGGTGGCGGCTGACGACATTAATGAACACTATATTGAATATAGCTTACGTTGAGCATTCAGGAGTAGCGAATGAGTTAATTGACCATGTGCACAGCGGTGATGATGTTTATGCACAAGTCAAGACGGTTTCAAACGCTGACAAGGCTCTTCGCATGGCAGACGAAGCTAGAATTGAATTTCAACCCGATAAGTGTGCTGGGGGTGCTGTGTCAGAGTTCTTGAGGATAGACTGGCGTGCTGGGACTACGGGAGCACAGTACTTAACCAGGGGATGTGCCACGGCTGTTCATGCTAGACCTGAGTCACGCAGTGCTCTGACACTTAAAATGTTGATAGCTGCAGCTCAATCACGTGCAGCTGAACTAGTAGAACGAGGTGCACCGCATAAGATTGCAGTGGAGCTAATTGATATATCTACTGAACGTGCAGCACAGTGGTTCAATACAGATATTAATGTGGCGAAGAGGATGAGAGATACTCCGGCACCGGCTGGCGGTATGGCTGCTGACGATTTAATGCAAGACATTGATCTAATGTACGAAGAGGTAGAACAGTACAAAAGGGGGCGGTACTTTGAAATATCAAAGAGGCTGCCCGGAGTTGTAGCATATGGTAAATTCATGGCCAGGATGCTCAAAGTCAAGAAGGACAGCAAGTTTATAGAAATGGTGGCACAAGCAAATGCTCGACTAGTTGCGAGGGAACCGACGCCTGTACGAGAAATACAGGTTGTGGACTACAAGCAACTGGAGACGGATAGGTATTTGTGGAAGACACTTAAAGGGACAAGGCTTGCTGCAATTATGTCGAGGCTCAAAGGACTCGACGTTGCGACGCTACGAGTAGCTCAGCATGGTGTGGAAGCACATGCACAGGCGCTGGTAGCTGCAGCAGTTAACCCAGTCAGGTGGTTATCTGT